AGTGGCTACTATGACCCCAACAACAAAGGAGAAGAACATGGCAGAACAAGCACAAGCTATGGTAAAAGAAGTTAAAGCAGAAAAGAAAGCATTTATGGCAAAGCCATATAGCAGAGAAGATAAAATAAAAAAAGAAGAAGAAGAATTAAAGAAACTAGTAGAGGAGCAAAAAGGTGATTCTGAAACTAAAGAACCTGAAGCAGACGATGAGGGCACGGAGAATCCTACGAATGCTGAAGAAAGAAGTTTTAAAAAACGTTATGGCGATTTACGAAGACACTCACAAAAGCAAGCCGAAGAATTAAAAAAAGAATTAGAGAGTGTTAAGAAACAACTAGAAGCATCTACTAAAAGTGAAATTAAACTACCCAAGTCAGATGAAGACATAGAAACGTGGGCTAAAGAATATCCTGATGTTGCTGCGATAGTTGAAACTATTGCTATTAAAAAAGCAAAAGAACAAAATGAAATGTTAGAAGGTCGCATGAAAGAATATGAAGACCTAAGAGTTGAAGCATCAAAAGAAAAAGCTGAAGCAGAGTTATTAAGATTACACCCTGACTTTGGAGAGATTAGAGATAGTGATGAGTTTCACGAATGGGCAGATCAACAGCCTAAGTGGGTACAAGATGCACTGTATGAGAATAGTTCTGATGCTAGGTCAGCAGCAAGAGCAATTGATTTGTATAAGGTTGATAAAGACATAAAGCCTAAAAAGAAATCAAATGAAAAAGATGCCGCTAAAGCTGTAGATACTAGATCAGAAAAGAGTAAACCAACTACAAATGAAACAGCTTCTTATTTAAAAGAGTCTCAAGTAGAAAAGATGAGTGCTCAAGAATATGAGAAACGATCTGATGAAATAATGGAAGCAATACGTAGTGGTAAATTTATTTATGATTTATCTGGTTCAGCTAGATAAATTGTAATTTGTAGTTGACAAACAAGGATTTGTGTGTATAACTACAAGCAAAGCATAAACTAGCCCATAATATATGCAACCTAGTATATGTTTAATTAATTAGCAAATTCCAATAATACGAGAAGAACACTCTATTATGTTTAAGCCCAACCTTTTAATACGATTGCAACGTATTTAAAGTTTGCACCTTTAACAGTAGACCTCTAATAGTATGGTACTTTGCATCTGTTTAAGTAAAAGATAGGAGAATTACAATGGCTTTTACTAGTGTGGCAGGACATGGAAACTTACCTAATGGTAATTTTTCGCCAATCATCTATTCTAAACAGGTACAACTTGCATTCCGTAAGGGTTCTGTTGTAGAAGCGATCACAAATTCAGACTACTTTGGTGAAATTGCAAACTTTGGAGATACAGTTAAAGTAATCAAAGAACCTGAAATTACAGTCAAGTCATATGCTCGTGGTACAACTATTGCACCACAAGACATTGACGATGAAGAGTTCTCTCTTGTTATTGACAAAGCAAACTATTTTGCATTTAAAGTTGATGACATTGAGGAAGCTCATTCGCATATTAACTTTCAATCACTTGCATCTGATCGTGCAGCATATAGATTGAAAGACCAATACGATCAAGAAGTATTGGGTTACTTAGCTGGCTTTAAGCAATCATCATTGCATAGCAATGCTGATGCTGTTAATACAACAGTAAATGGCTCTAAAGCTGTGACAACATCTTCTAGTGGTTCTAACTTAGTTGGTGCAGAATTATTGGCTTCAATGTCACTTGATTCTTCCGACTTCACACAAGCTGATGGTACTGCAGGTACTGCAAACCAAGCTATCGGACTTGAGCCAAGAGCAGGTGGAGCAACTACTGCTAAAAGTGGAACAACAGGCAATGCGTTCCCACTACAAATTATAGCACGTATGTCACGACTAATGGATCAACAAAATGTTGACTCAGCCAATAGATGGCTAGTTCTTGATCCTGTATTTATTGAAATGTTAAAAGACGAAGACTCAAGACTGTTTAATGCAGACTTTGGTGGAAACACAGGTGGTCTTCAAAATGGCATGGTAATAAATAACTTACATGGTTTTAAAATTTATTCATCTAACAACCTTCCGTCAGTAGGCACAGGTCCTGCGACAACAGGTGGTCAGAATGCTTCAAATTTTGGAATTATTGTAGCAGGACACCAGTCAGCTATAGCTACTGCTGAACAAATTAATAAGACAGAAACTTACAGGGACCCTGATAGTTTCGCTGATATTGTTCGTGGTATGCATTTGTATGGCAGAAAGATACTTCGCCCTGAAGCTATCGTGACTGCTGCATATTGCTTAGCGTAAGGGAGATTAGATTATGGCTGCAACAACAACATTGTTGGCAACAACAAACTCTACTCATGGCCCTTCTTATGGAGTTAGTTCAAGAGTAAAACCTTATCTAGTAGAGCAAACTATAGACTTTTCAAATCAAAATATTGATGCGAATGGTAGCACTATGGAAGTAATTGACATTCCTGCAAATTGTATTTGTATGTTTGCAGGTATTGAAGTTACAACTGCTTTAACTAATACGGCTTCAGACGCTACTGTAGATTTAGGTGCAAAAAGTGGAGACACTGATGCATGGGTAGATGGATTTGATATTGATGGTGCATCAGCAGGTACATACGCAACTGTACTTGTAGCCACTGCAAATCCACAAGTACACGATGGTGCTGACCCACTTAAATTGACTTTTGCAGGAACAGCAGGTACAATTAGTGCAGGTGTGCTACGTGTATTTGCAATTGTTATGCCTGTCGGTGGCTTAGACAAAGCTGACGAAGTAGACAGAGATACATTAGCGTAACTCACTTAATACAGGAAGGGCAGGGTAACTTGCCTTTCCTTTTAAGAGGAATTTATTATGACAGTTGAAGTGAAAAGAAGAATAAACGCATTTGTAGATTTATCTACTACTGATCTTACAACACTTTATACTTGTCCTACAAATAGAACAGCATTAATTAAAGAAATTTTTATATGTAATGTTGATACTACAAATAGTACAGACATTACATTAGCAATCACAGACACATCAGCTTCTACTACTTTTAATTTAATTAAAACTAAGACAGTTACTAATGATGACTTTTTAAGATTAGATAGTGCAGACATTATATTAGAGTCAGGAGATATAATAAAGGCACAGGCAAGTGCGGCAGACGATTTAGAAGTGTCTGCATTTATAGAGGAATATCCTGACCCAATGAGGTAAACATGGCAATTACGACTGCAATGACAACAACTTTCAAAAAAGAGTTACTTCAAGGTTTACACGACCTTGATGGACACACTCTTAAACTAGCTCTAATTAAATCAGGCGAATCAGGAACATTTGGAGCTGCTTCCACAAATTTTTCAAACATAACAGACACATCAGATGAAGCATCAGGTACAGGGTACTCTAGTGGTGGTGCAACTTTGAGTAGTGTTTTAATAGACACAAGTGGTACAACTGCTTTTGTAGATTTTGCAGATGTTAGCTTTAGTAACTCTACTATATCTGCAGCAGGTGCAATGATATATAATTCAAGTGCAGGTAATAGGGCAATAGCAGTAATTAGTTTTGGTGGAACAGTAGCATCTACGGCAGGTACATTTACAGTAGCTATGCCAACAGCAGATGCAAGTGATGCAATTATAAGGTTAGCATAAGTATGGCTCTTGAAGTACATGACAGAGTAAAAGAAACTACTACTACTACAGGAAGCTCTGATGCGTATGCTTTAGGTGGTGCAGTAACAGGTTTTGAAACCTTTGGCTCACACTTAGGTAACACTGATACAACTTACTATGTATGTACTGACGGCACAAACTTTGAAGTTGGTATAGGTACATATAACACTTCTGCAAATACATTAACAAGAACAACTATACTTGCAAGTTCTAATTCAGGCAATGATAATGCTCATAGTTGGGCAGCAGGAACAAAAGAAATATTTATAACATATCCATCTAGTAAGGCTGTGTTTAAAGATGCAAGCGATAATATAAATGGAACATTTGTAGGTAATATCACAGGTAATGTTACAGGTAATGCAGACACAGCTACAGTAGCAACGACTGTAACGATTACAGATAATGAAAGCACAAGTGAAGATAATGCCGTTGTATTTACAGCAGGTGGTGATGTAGATGGTGGTAATCTTGGATTAGAAAGTGACGGAGATTTAACTTATAATCCAAGCACAGGAAGACTAACAGCAACACAATTAGCAGGTACATTACAAACTGCAGCACAAACAAACATTACATCTGTTGGAACTTTATCAAGTCTTACGACATCTGGCGACATAACTGTGGGTGATGATCTTACAGTTAATGGTGGTCTAATAGATTTAAAAACAAATAGTGGCTCAGTTGCACAACTTAAATTCTATTGTGAATCTGGCAATGCTCACGCACAAACACTACAAGCACAACCACACTCTGCAAGTGCTTCAGATGTTTTAACATTGCCTACAGGTGGTAACTCTACATTAGTATCTCGTATATCTACAGACACCCTTACAAACAAAAGTATAGATTCTGACAACAATACTATAACAAACATTGTTAATGCTGATATAAAATCTAGTGCAGCGATTGCAAATTCTAAACTAGCTAACTCTAGTATAACTGTAGCAGATGGTTCTAGTTCAACTGCTGTAGCGTTAGGTGGAACAATTACATTTGCAGGAACAAGTAATGAAGTTGAGGTTGGAGAGAGTTCAGGAACAATAACAGTTGGACTACCTAATAACGTAACCATAGCAGGTAATCTTACAGTTAATGGTACTACAACTACCATAGACACAACTAACACACTTGTCAAAGACAGCTTACTAGGTTTAAACAATGGTGCATCTTCTAACTCTAATGATAGTGGTATCATTATAGAAAGAGGTTCAACAGGTAACGATGCTCTATTAATATGGGATGAGTCTGCTGACAAATGGGCATTAGGTACAACTACAGATAATGCTAGTAGTACAGGCAACCTTAATATGACAACAGGTACGTTGGTTGCTAATATAGAAGGTAATGTTACAGGTGCTGTAACAGGTAATGCAGACACAGCTACAGCATTAGTCACAGGCAGAACCATTGGAATGACAGGAGATGTTGTTTGGACATCTGCTAGTTTTGATGGATCAGGTAATGTAACAGGCAGTGCAACAATACAGTCAAGTGCTGTAGAAACATCAATGATTAATGCTGATGCCGTAACAGGTGCAAAGATAGCTGATGATGCTATTGACTCAGAACATTATACTGATGGTTCTATAGACACAGCCCACATTGCAGCAGACGCAATAACTGGAGCAAAGATAGCTGATGATGCTATTAATTCTGAACACTATACAGATGGCTCTATAGATACAGCCCATATTGCAGATGACCAAGTAACACAGGCAAAGATAGCAGATGACGCTGTGGGTGCAGCTCAGTTAGCATCTAATGCTGTAGTCAATGCAAGTGTAGCATCAGGAGCGGCTATTGATGCAACTAAAATACATGATGGTACAATATCAAATACAGAGTTTGGACATTTAAATAGTGTATCATCTAACATACAAACACAGTTAGACGCAAAAGCATCAGCAGGTTTTGCTCTAGCAATGGCAATTTGTTTATAGGAAAATATTATGGCACAAGATTTTAGAAACCAATTTAACGCTGACATACCAACGGCTTATCATGCATCTAATTCTGTATTATGGACAGGTGGAGATTTTGATGCAGTTATAAGTATTAGGTTAGCTAACATAACTACCTCGCAGGTAACAGTAGATGTTTTTATAAGAAATAGTAGTGTAGACTATTATCTAATTAAAAACGCACCAATACCAGCAGGTTCTAGTTTAGAACTTATTGACTCAGGATCAAAGATTGTTTTAAAGAATGGAGATGTGCTACATGCAATTTGTAGTGCTGCATCTTCTGTAGATGCTGTTGTCTCTGTTGTAGATACAATTAGTGCATAAGGAGTAAACATGCCATACATAGGTAAAGATGTAGCAACAGCATATCAAAGTACAACAGCCGTACAAAGATTTAATGGTGACGGAAGTGATACAACATTTACATTAACGACAGCCGTTAGTTCTGTACAAGACGTTCTTGTATCTGTAGATGGTGTTGTACAGGATACTGCAGCTTATACAATACCTGATGGTACAACTCTAACATTTACTGCTGCACCTTCAAGTGGCACAGGAAATATATTCGTAAACTACCTAGCTCCTCAAGCATCAACAATAACACCTGCTGCTGAGAACAAAGGTAACTTTAAAGGTGGTGGGTTGTTCAGAACAAATGCTCAGTCATTAACAGCAGATATAACAATACTTGCTACAGAGAACGCTAACGTCACTGGTCCTTTTACAGTCGCAAGTGGAGTAACACTTACGATTGAGTCAGGTGGAACATTGGTGACATTATGAGTACATTACTAGCAGATACAATTAGAAAAACTGGTGGTACAGCAGGAGTAGACATAAGAGTTAAAAATACCTCTGTGTATGAAACAGACAACAGCACTAGCAATACACAAAATCTTGTGCAAAGCTTAGTAAAAACTTGGTTTACTGCAACAAATGATAGTGGAGATGCTATTTTTAATGATTCATTTAATTGTAGTTCTACAACAGATGTTGCAGGTGGTAATTATACAATAGCATTTACTAATAACTTTGGAGGAAACAAAATATATACAGTATCTGGTTGTATGGGTCATGCATCAGATGTTACTGACCATGTTTACAATGTTCAACCAAAACAAGATGATGATGTAACATCAAGTAGTGTAGAACTTATAACAGTATACGCTTCATCTAATACATCAGGAATGGCTGATTATTCGTATTTTAATGCAATAATGTGTGGAGACTTAGCATGAGTACAGCTAAAGTTAACACTCTTACAGGCACAACCACAGCAGGTTCAATTGCCGTAACAGGTGAAGGTAATTCTACTACGACTAATCTGCAACAAGGGTTGTTAAAAGCTTGGGTTGATATACCTGCTGATGGAGCATCTCTCAATGACAGTTTTAATATTGGCAGTTCAACAGACTCTGGTACAGGAGATAGAAGAGTAGCTTATACAAATAATATGGCTACTGCAAATTATGCTATCACAACAGGTGTAGATGATGTAAGTTCCTCTACTTCTTTTTTACTAGTAGATATATCAACTGGCACTCAAGCAACAACAGGTTTTGATTCTGAAGTATATTATGGTTCATCAGTAGCAAATAGAGGAAATTATGATGCAGAATCTTATTATATGACAGCAGGAGATTTAGCATAATGGCTTTTGGTAATTTAAAATTTGATACGCTGACAACTTCTGATTCAACAAATACAAATACAGAAAAATCTGTAGACACAAGTGTACTGTTTAATGGT